GTCACCGAACTAACTAATCTTACGGCCGCGGCTTCCGAGGATGTATTCTACGTTGTAGATGATCCCACCGGAACCCCGGTCAGTAAGAAAATTACTGCCAAAAATCTTTTTGGCTCTGTTCCTGCTAATACAACCTTTACTCATTTTACTACCTTCAATAACAAAGTGACAGCTGCTAATGGAGTAATCACCTTGGCATCTTCCACGACCGTTGGTAGCAACAATGCAACTTCTGTTCTTGGATCTGGAATGCAAGGTAGTATTTTCTGGGATAGCAACTATCTTTACGTTGCAGTATCTGATACGGTAATCAAGAGAGTAGCACTTTCAGCATTTTCTTAAAATAAGACTATATTATGCAATTGAATGAAAATAACTTTTCGTTATTCGCTGCCAAATACTACAACAATCCAAACTGCACTGACATACTTGAGTTTCACGATGACCTCAATCGTATCAAGTATGTCAAGCGTTTGCTCAAAGGTTATGCTGAATCAGGTGAACTTAAAGAACGTCTCGTTCTAAACCATCTCATCACCCTCTATAATGTGTTCGATCCTCACGCGTGTACTAAGATGCTTGTGTTTAAGTTGCCTGAGCATGTTTCGGTACTAAAATCCTTTTTATCTTATCTTGGTGTGTGGCAAGAACGTATTACCGAGCTTGGTCCAGATAACGAAGTGATAAATAGTAAAGATGTTAAAGTAGACTCTTACGCAGAATCAGTATTGGCAAACATATGACTTCAGCTGTCGACCTATACGTTCTTTACAAATTCATCAAGGCTATTTCAACGCCTTTTGATGAAACGAAGGCGTTCGAGCTAGGAATTGTAGACAAGAAAGGTAAGCTACTAAAGAAGCCTAGAACGAAAGCAGAGAAAGACGCATACGATCATTTCGATCGATTCACGTTCAATATCAAACGAATTCTTCAACGCGTTGGTCTTGATAAGACCTACGCTACCTACGCTGGTGCCTTACTGTTAATGAAAGAAGGTGCTGAAGGTGTCAAAATGACAGACTTTGAGATTGAAGAGGCTCTTGTTGAAAACTACAAATACTTGAGAGAGAATTCTGACAAGTCTTTCAATCTATTGCAAGATGAGATGGCTGCTAATGTAACTGGTGCTGGTGTTGTAGGTACCGGAGACAATCAGGCACATTGGGGCAAACCAAAAGGACGTAAGCCAGTCCTGGGTAGAGGTATTAACGGTCTGGCTTATCTTCGAAGACGAAACAAAAAGAAAAAGGATCAGATTAAATCATCTTATCCAAGATCAGCAGGAAAAGTAGAAGGGAGAAAGATATGAACAGTAAATGTCAATGTTGTAGCTGTTGTTCATGTGACTGTTGTGAGTAAGGAATGAGAAGAGGTAGACAACATACTATTACAGAGTACATTGATATTCGTATCAGTCAGCTTGCCAATGATATGTCTAAGGCAAAAGACGAATACGATAAGCAATGGTACAACCGTATCATCCAAGAATTGAGTTGGGCAAGAGATCAAGATCACAATTGTTATATGTCTAAGGAATCAAAAGCCTCTGACAATGACTTGGATAATTGGAAAGAAAGATATTGGCACAGCTGGGTACAATAAGTTGCTAAATAGGTTTGCTAATGTTAGAAACATGGAGAAGGACTAATGAATCGAGAGGCAGTTTATGAGCAGCTTAAAATCGACGAAGGGGTCGAATATGTCATATACAACGATCACCTCGGTTACGCCACGTTTGGAGTTGGTCACCTTGTCCTCGAGAGTGACCCGGAATCCGGTCAACCAGTTGGAACTCCAGTTACGGAGCAAAGAGTTAAGGAGTGTTTCGAAGCAGACCTTGAACTTGCCATCGGAGAATGTCACGCTCTATACGAAAGAGGGAACTTTGACAACTTACCAGACGAAGTCCAGCAGATCCTGGTTAATATGATGTTCAACATGGGCCGCACTAGACTTTCTAAATTTAAAAAGTTTAATGCTGCTATCGCGGAAGGTGATTGGAAGACTGCTGCAGTAGAGGGAAGAGACAGTCTTTGGTATCGTCAAGTCACGAACCGTGCTGAAAGACTTATGGAGAGAATGGAGAAAGTATAATGCCTTTTTTGATTGTGTTGTTGTTATTTGGATCTTTGATTGGTGGAGGTTATTTTTACTACCAGGACAGTCAAGCTACTATTGCGAGACTTAGAGATAATAATGCTAAACTATCTTTAGTCGCTGAGACAAACCAAGCCACTATCGCTCAACTACAACAGGACGCAGTTGATACTGCTCAGAGGATGGAAGAGCTAGCAGTTAGAGCAAAAGAAGCTGAAGAGTATCAAGATCAGCTGATATCAAAATTTAGAAGACATGATCTTACCGCTTTGACATTGAAGAAGCCAGGTATGATTGAGAAAAGAGTAAACAATGCAGTTGTTAAACTTGGACAGGATCTTGAGGAGTATACCAGTGACAAACCAGCTGAAGTGGTTAGCCCTAGTACTGATAGCGAGTAGTATGGTAGCATGTGGAACCGTAGATCCACAAGTAATTGTAAAGACAGAGTATGTAGAAAAGAAGATACCTTTGCAGGCACATCCTAAAGGTGTGACTATGCACCCAGTATACTTCTATGCTGTTAATGAAGAAAACCTTGAAGAGTTTCTAGCTAGATTTGAGAAAGAGAACGCCGATATCGTATTCTTTGCTATAAGTGTACCACATTACGAGAACTTATCGTTAAACATGGCTGACCTGAAAAGATATATAGGACAGCAAAAAAGTTTAATAGTATATTACGAAGATAGTATTGCCAAGCAGTCTGATCTTCCTGATGACACCGAAGAGGTTGTAGAAACCGGTTCGTTTTTAGGTATAGAAATAGATTAGAGGCTGTTATGGCTGTACAGACATCGCACACTGATCGTCTGAATCGTATCGAAGAAAAAATCGATAAGTTATCAGACGCTATGATTTCCTTGGCTCGCGCTGAGGAGAAGTTAATTGCTATTGAGAAGAACAATCATGCTAATTATGATAGGATGAATCGCTTCTCTGTTAAGTTAGATAACATTGAAGATAAAGTAAACGACAACGCTCGTACGATTGATGTTATAAAGAAGACTTTTTGGTTGGTAGTTGGTGCTGTAGCAGTAGGAGCTGCAGGTCAATATTTTATGTAACTTGGAGGTTGTAATGGAACTTATTATTATTGGTATTGCTCTTTTGATTGGTGTTGCGTGGTGGATGTATACTAACCACGAAAAGGTCGAAGAAGTAGTTGAAGATGTTGAAGATGCTATTGATGAGATCGAAGAAAAGATCGAAGAAGTCAAGCAAGAGGTCAAAGAAAAACTTGATGACCTTCCTACTAAGGAAGAACTCAAGAAGCTGACCAAGGCCAAGCTAGAAGAGTTTGGTCGTGATCTTGGCATCGAGCTTGACAAGCGTAAAACCAAAGACAACATGATTAAAGAGCTCAACGAAAAGCTGGGCAAGTAACATGAGTCGTTTTTGGTATTGGTTGCTCTCTCTGTTCAAGAAAGAGTACGAAGTCACTGTATGGTTTGAAGGAAGTACCGTCACTAATCCTGACGGTACTAAAGAAGTTGGCCGTGATCCTAAAACTTACTTGTGTCGTAATATTGTTAAGATTACTCCTAAGCATATTAAGTTGATTCTTACTACAAAAGAACTGGTTGAGATAAAAACTGTCAACCCAGTTGGCTACGATATAAAAACTAGAAAGTGGTCTCCTCCTAGTTGACATTTGATCCGTACGTCTGTATGATTTGCGGTGTAGCCGCTAATAAATGGACATATTGTGACCGAATGGATCGACAGGAAGTATGTTGGTATAATCTCTAATCGACTAGATCGGTACGTAGTAAAGAGTAACCAGCCATACACCGCAAACTTCAGATGTCCTATCTGTGGTGACAGCCAGAAGAACAAATGGAAGGCAAGAGGATACTTCTTCTCTAAGAAGGGCGGTATCTTTTACAAATGCCACAATTGTTCTTTCAGTGGTAATCTCAATACGTTTCTAAAGAACGTAGATCCTACGCTACACAAGCAGTATGTTTTTGAGTCGTTTGCTGAAGGCAAGCAATCTAACACAGCCGTAGCTCCTTTCGAGTTTACCCAGCCTAAGTTTAAGCCTAGATCGATATTGAATGATCTGTTTGTACCTGTCAAAGGTACTCCAGCAGAGGACTACCTGCGCCTGAGACAAATACCGGAAAGGGTTTGGCCAAGTTTATACTACGTAGATGATAGTCAGAAGTTAGAGGATCTCAGTGACAAGTATAAGGGTAGAGTGCTCGGTAGTGATCCTAGACTAGTTATTCCTTTTTATGATGTTGACGATAACTTAATAGCAGTGAATTGTAGAGCTATTGAAGAGTGCAATCTCAGATATATAACAGTCAAGATCGATGATGATGCTCCTATGATCTATAACTTGAATAAGATAGATCGTAACCGCACTGTATATGTTACTGAAGGTCCTTTAGACAGCATGTTCCTTGATAACAGTGTAGCAGTAGGGAGCAGCGATCTAAATGCTGTATCAAAGGTTCTAGACCGTGATAAAGTAGTATTAGTGTTCGACAATCAACCTCGTAACCAACAACTTATCCGTACCATGGAGCAAGCAGTTGGTGATTACAAAATGGTTGTATGGCCAAGTTCAATATTACAAAAAGATATCAATGAGATGGTAATAAGTGGTGTAGACAATGTTCAAAACATTATAGATAATAATACCCTCCACGGCCTTGCATTGTCTGTAAGACTTAATCAATGGAAAAAAGTTTAATGCGATACATGATCGATATTGATGGTACTATCTGTGAACAGACCAATGTAAGAGAAATGAACAGTGAGTTTCCAGACTATTCAAAAAGTAAGCCGTATCTAAATCGTGTTGAGCAAATCAACAAGTTGTACGATGAGGGTCACGAAATTCATTATTGGACTGCAAGAGGTACGGTATCAGGAATAGATTGGTACGATCGTACTAAACAGCAACTTGATAAATGGGGTGCCAAGTATCACGAACTTAATGTTGGTAAACCACATTACGATATTTGGGTAGACGACAAAGCTAGAGAGATAGATAATTTCTTTCAAGGTAGCTAAAAATGTATTCAGACAAGGTATTAGATCACTATGAGAATCCTAGAAACGTTGGTAAGTTCGCCGATGACGAAGAAGGTATCGGAACAGGCATGGTCGGCGCTCCTGCATGCGGAGACGTCATGCGGCTTCAAATCAAAGTATCGGATGACGGAACTATTGAAGACGCTCGATTCAAAACTTACGGATGCGGCAGTGCTATTGCTTCTTCATCGTTACTCACAGAATGGGTTAGAGGAAAGTCCCTTGACGAAGCAGGAGAAATCAGTAATGTCCAAATTGCTCAAGAACTATCACTCCCGCCTGTAAAAAT